CATCTCTTGCCAAACAATTTATGCAAAGAGTATGTGGAATCCTCGAGACTGAATCGGTTTCTTATGAAAAAGCGGTCGTTGCTGAAGTCATCAAGACACACTTTCCAGATTGGCGCCGTGTTATTAATGAGCTCCAACGTTATAGTGCTACTGGCGGGATTGACACTGGGATTCTTAGGAATTTCTCGGATTCTGCTCTTGCCAAGCTGATCGGTTACATGAAGGATAAGAACTTCACAGCCGTTCGTAAGTGGCTTGGAGAGTCTGACATTGAACCTACCGAATTCTTCCGTGCCTTCTTCGATAAGGCAGAAGATCATATCGGCAAAGGTAGTATGCCGCAACTCGTACTCCATCTCGCAAAGTATCAGTATCAGAATGCATTCGCTGCTGATCCTGAGATCAACCTGATGGCATGTCTCACAGAAATTATGGCCGACTGTGAGTTTTTGTGATCTGGTTCAATCGAAACAAAACGTGCGCCGTGTGTGAAGATAAGTATCTGAAGAGCGTGCCATTTCATGAAATACAAATGAATACTGATGAAGGCATGGTCTCTCTTGAAATATGTGATAAGTGCGCAGACTTCTTTGATAAGTCTGCTGACGTGATAATGAAAGGCCGTAAAGATGAAACCGTTCGACTTCGTAACATCGATCAACTCGACCAAAAAGAACCTGATGAAAGGTACAGAGAATGATGCTCTTGCCGAGAAAACATATAGTCCTTGGCTAACAAATAGATCCTTATCTTACTTCGCCGATTCGATTCATGCAGCCAACATGATGAACTGCAACCACAACCTCGATAACAAACTCCAATATTCTTTTTTGATAAATATCATACGACCTAGCAAACGCTTTGCGAAGTGGGTGAAAAAAGAAAAGGATGGAGATCTCGAAGCGGTTGCAGAGTATTACGGTTATAACCGCCGTGCTGCCAAGGCAGCTCTTGATATCCTCTCCTCTGAACATATAAAAATAATAAAGAAAAAGATTCAGAAGGGTGAAACATGAATATTTTAGAAACTTTAGTTGAAGTGAGGCTTGGAGAAGAAGACGATTTCTTGAAAGTTCGCGAGACTTTAACTCGCATTGGTGTAGCTTCTCGTAAAGACAAGACTCTTTATCAGTCTTGCCATATCCTACACAAACAAGGCAAATATTATATCGTCCACTTTAAAGAGCTCTTTGCTCTTGACGGTAAGCCATCAGACTTTTCTGAAGAAGATAAAGGTCGCCGAAATACGATTACCAAACTTCTCTCCGACTGGGGATTGATTGCGATTGTTGATCCAGATAATATCGTTGATCCTCAAACTCCATTGAATCAGATTAAGATCCTTCCATTCAAAGAAAAAAATGAATGGAGTCTCGTGACAAAATATAATATAGGAAGAAAAAAATGAGCAATCCAGTAAGATTCATAGAATTTATTAACGAAACAGGCGGCAAGTATCTTGTCAATCTCGATCTCTTGATTGGTGTGGTTGAGCATCGTGGAAAAGTGATGATTCGTACAGTCGATGATCGCGGTTCTGATGTCATTCTCGACACTATCGATGAAGTAATTGAAAAGTTAGCAGCGTTTAATATTCCAATTATTAAATAAGTCTTTGATTTAAATCGAAACTAAAACGCGCTTGGATGATTCTGAGTGCGTTTTTTTGTGTACATTATTGTCAAAACGTTGTATCCTGGGTATATGATGATGAAAAGGAAAAATGATATGCTTACTCTTCGTGATATTAATGCTGCTACCAATAGCCGTGATGGCGATATCTACTCTGACCTGTACAAGGACGTATACGGTAGCCGTCCTCGTCACGCCGAGTTTGCGTCGATCGAAGAGTTCGATACCGACTTCGAGGCTCTTTCACACATGCTTGATAAGCAGATCGAGAGCGAAGCTGAGTATCAACAGATCTACTTCGACAAGTTTGTTGCTCGCGTTGAAGAGACGCTGCAAATCGTTCAAGGTACAACTCGTGAACGTGCGATCGAGATCATCGCCGAAGCCGAAGGCATTCGCGCGGCAGAGTTCGAATTTTATGGTCTCGAGATTCTTGAGCATGAACTGAACCTTAAGTATGGTTCTATTGCTCGGTGGTTATCAGAGTAAAATACCGGTGTACAATAATGCCAAACTATGGTAGAATGATATTATCAATTGAAAAGGAATATATTATGACTCTTACCATTAAACAAATCGAATCCACTTACGCCGTCCCTGCCGACGCGACTCGTCAAAATTATTATCCTGTCCGCGCCTATTGGATTCCGATCGAACTTCGCGAACAAGTTTTAGCCGCCTATCGCGAAACCAATACTCGTGTCCGTCTTCGTTATCGTGGCCCACGTTCCGTTTCAATCGGTCGCGAAATGACTCGTAACGATAAAACTACTTATCTTCGCTCGCGCCATCGTGCGATGCAAGATTGTTTGATTGCCGACGCAACTCATTTCACCGTTTACGACTATACATCGCGATAAGTTGAATATATATTATTATTAGGAGATTATTTTATGAACGTCGAACTTTTTGCATTTCCAACAATGGAAAATCCGAAGGCCGTTGAAGATACATTTTGCGATCTTCTGAACGCGAAGCGCCGCGGTGAATCGATTCCTGTCGAAGCACTCGATTGGATGGATACTGCGAATAACTGGTTATTGGAGTCGAAGTAATGCCGAATGAAAATAAAGGTGGCACGTTTGCACCGGCAGATATGGATTTGCTGAAGCGCGCTCTTCGTTATTATAAAGATATGCTTGTGAGTACCGAAGAAAGCGAACGAAATGCTTCTCCCGAACTCATGAAGGTAGCTAATCTCCTCCATCGAATAGGTCGTATCGCCTAAGAGTTAAAGGTCCCGTAGCTCAGCTGGATTAGAGCACGAGCCTTCTAAGCTTGGGGTCGCAGGTTCGAATCCTGCCGGGATCACCACTTTTTAGTGTACATTAATTCTTTTTTGGTTTAAGATGGATCTATAATCAGAAAGGAAACGAAATGCTCAACTACACTCTCACCATTCGCAACGCTAAAACCAATAAGGTTCTTCGTAAGATTGAGTATAAGAACCACAGCGGTCATGCTATGATGGATGAATGCTTCTACTGGAGGCAGCATTATCGGAAGAAAGGAATTGAGGCGATCACCGAATGGTAATCTACGGGGGCATAGTCCAACGGCAGAGACAAAGGACTTAAAATCCTTCCACTGTGAGTTCGAGTCTCGCTGCCCCTACCATTTAATACGGACACTTAGCTCAGTAGGTAGAGCAACGGGCTTTTAACCTGTAGGTCCTGGGTTCGAACCCCAGAGCGTCCACCAATTCATAAGTCGGTGAGGGAAAACGGTAATCCGCAGGTCTCCAAAACCTTGAGAAGTAGGTTCAATTCCTACCACCTTCGCCAGATATATAATAGGCAGTGCCCTTATAGCTCAGTTGGTAGAGCAGTTGATTTGTAATCATCAGGTCCGGCGTTCGAGTCGTCGTGGGGGCACCATTTATTTTTAGCTGCATGCGTTTTTTAGTGTACAAATTATGTAAACTGTTGTAGATTGAATAATAAGAAATGGAGATTATAATGACTAATTCTGATTACTTGACTATGGCTGAAAATCGTTTCGCATCAGTTCAACGCTACTTTCCTAACTCTTCTGAGTTTAATCGGTTGTTTAATATCATTCTTGATATGACAAACAAGATGACTGACGAAGAACGCGATCAGCATAACGCAAAGAAGATTGAAACTCCTGAACAAAAGATTGCCCGCTTGAAAGAAGAAAAGCGAGTGCTTGATCAGATGTCCATGAATAAAGATAGTAACAGCATATAAATAAGGATATAGATTATGATTAAGAAAGTTGAAATGCATGTCAGTGAACACACTCTCGACGAAGATGGTGGTCCTGGTGCACAGTCGATTGATATCAATCTTTATGTTCAAGCACTCGGTGCAACGCCTGCTGAGAAAGTAGCGATTCGCACTATTATGAATTCGGCTCAGTTGTATATCAATACAGAATTAAAGAATTTAAAATAAAGTTTATTCCCCGATAGCTCAGTGGTAGAGCAGGTGACTGTTAATCACCTGGCCGGTGGTTCGAACCCATCTCGGGGAGCCAGTTTGAGTGTAATGATTACATTCATGAGACCTCGGCAAGTCTGAAACTACCGATCACGTTAATAACAAAAGGTAAAAATATGAAAAAGTATATGTTTCCTCTTGCCGCTGCAGCGGCGTTTGTAACTACACCTGCAATGGCAAATGATTTTGCGGGTGTTCGTGCAGAAGTGACTGCAGGTCTAGACGACGTTACTGGTGGTGTAGATACCACAAAAGTAGCGTACGGTGCAGGCATTGGTCTCGATGCTGAGCTATATAAGAACGTTGTAGTTGGTGTAGAAGCCACACTTGACAATGTCTTTGATCGTCGTAATATCGGTGCATCAGCTCGTCTTGGTTATGTAGTTGCTGATAAGGCACTCGTATATGCGAAAGTTGGTTATTCCAACTGGAAGCAGACTACTGCTGCTGAACTCGAAGGTCTCCGTGTAGGAGGCGGCGTTGAAGCCAATCTATTTGGCCCAGTTTATGGCAAAGTAGAATATCGTTACACCGATTTTGATGGTGGCATTGGCCAGCACGGCGGTCTTGTAGGACTCGGTGTAAGGTTCTAATTTAACACATAGAAATCAGTGGAAGATGATGGAGGTGCATCTCCAGATTCAAGGCACACTATGAGGGTCACTATAACTAGAACCCGAACTGCTGAACCATTGATGAAGCGACAGATCTAAGGAGTGGTACTCTTGCCCAACCAGCAATAGGTCTGTCGCTTCGCTTTATTCATGGAAATTATTATGTGGCGTATTTGGGCAAAAGCTTTAGGTGAGAAAGCAACTCCTTGTGATCGCGAGTCTGATAGAGTCGCTTTGATCCGGACTCTTTTTATCGTACAAGCTGTCATAGCAAACATTTTTCTAATTGCAAATGCAATTCATCATTGGTAGGAGTAAATTATGGTAGAACGTATTAAGATCAAAAGGTTTTGGGATATTGATGAGAATGTAGGCGATGAGCTGAAAACTCTTGTTCCAAGTGTAACTTTTAAAACTCGTGTTAGAGATGACTCGATTGGTGGTGACAATCCATATCGTTGGGAAGATGTCACCACATGGGATTTGTTCGCAGGTAAACGCGTGGTTCTCTTCTCTCTTCCGGGTGCATTCACTCCAACATGTTCGACTTATCAACTTCCTGGTTTCGAAGAGAAGTTTGCTGAATTCAAGGCTCTCGGAATTAAGGACATCTATTGTGTTTCGGTCAACGATGCGTTTGTGATGAATGCATGGGCGAAAGCACAGAAGGTGAAGAAAGTCAAGGTAATTCCTGACGGTTCAGGTATGTTCACTCGTAAGATGGGTATGCTAGTTCATAAAGATAATCTTGGTTTTGGTGAACGCTCGTGGCGTTACGCATGTGTCGTCAATAATGGTAAGATCGAGAAATGGTTTATCGAACCAGGTGCCGAGGATAACTGTCCAGTAGATCCTTATGGCGAAACTGCTCCAGAAAACATCTTAAACTGGTTGAAAGAAAATGGATAATAAGAAAGTCGTTGCTGGAGTTGCTGGCATCGCTGTCGTAGGAATTCTTTCCTATCTCGGTTATCGTGTCGTGAAGGAACTCAACGAACTCGACATTGATTTCTTCGGAGAGAATATCGAAGAATCATATTATCAGAGGTATCCTCAGAAAAATGACAACGAATAGAGCAACGACGAATGTGATGAATCGTAAGTGCGGTGATTGTACTGCATGCTGCGAAGGTTGGCAAAGTGCAAATATCAATGGGCATGAGATGTTTCCCGGTCGACCATGTCACTTCTTTGCAAAAACTTGTACCATCTATGAGTTTCGACCGTCGACATGTACGAGTTATTTTTGCTCGTGGATGTTAGACAGTGATAAGACATTCCCAGAATGGTTTCGACCAGATCTTTCAGGTGTGATTATGACTCATCGAGATTGGGAAGGCGGAACATATCTTGAGGTGCGAGAAGCCGGTAAGGAAATAACACCGAGTGTCTTATCATGGATCTATGAACATGGCGCTCGTACTAACATATACTTACGAGTTCAGATCAAAGGATCATGGCATTGTCACGGAGATCAAAGCTTCGCAGACAGTTTTAACACAGTCGATCGCTAAAATCTTTTCAAAAAAAATGCATTCGGACTTGTTCTGAGTGCGTTTTTTGGTGTACATTATTATCAAAACAGTGTAAGGTGGAACTATAATCAAGAAGGAAGAAAAAAATGATTAAGGTTTATCAGATCCAGTTGAGCAACGCAGAAATTGATGCGATCAATAGCGGCGAAACTAGCGTACGCATCAAGGCTTATTTCGATCGTAGCTTCGAAGGCAAATTTAAAGCTGAAAACTTTCAGTACTACACACATGTTGCTAATGTTGATACCAACGACATGGAAAATGCCTTCGAAGCGATGAATCTCTGGGAAGAAAGCATATACTTCGAGGATATTTTTAAGCTCGGTCCTTGCTCTTCGATGTCAGTTGGCGATATTATTGAAGACGCTGATGGTAAACTTTATCGCTGCGCTTCGGCCGGCTTCACACTTCTTGAAAATTATCAAAAGGATTAATTATGCTTAAACTCTCAAAAGATTTAAGTCGGTTTCCAAGTCAGCGGGCTGCTTTGGCTCGTCGGAATTCCGAACTCTTTCTTGAAATCATTAAATGGACTGGTACGTCTTGCGTTATTGTGGCTGCAGCTTGTCGAGCGTTTGATTTCCATGCAGCAGATCTTCTGATCTCGATTGCTGGTGCTGGCCTTTGGGGTTATGCTGCAATTGCGATGAGAGATAAAGCACTGATTGCCGTAAACGCACTTGTTGTTGGTATTTTGATTATAGGAGTTATCGTATGAAGTATGATCCATGGACCAATCCGGTCTTTGTTCGTCGTTTGAAGAACGTTCTTGTTGCATCTCAGCGTGCAGAAAACCCTGAATTTAAAGCGATGTGGTTGAAAAAGTTTGATCAGCTGTTCTTGGAAGCAGAATAAATACCTTGCTACAGTTTTTTGTGAGGTGAAATTTGTCTAATTTTATTCGTTCTCGGTTAAAAGCATATCAGATCCGGCGTTTGGCTATCGACCTTTTTGGGTTCTGTAATGCCAAATGCTGGTATTGCCCTGTCAAGTATATTCCTCAGCCAGAATCTGGCATGAAGCAGATGGCCATCGAGGATGTCGAGAAGATCTTTCGAAAACTTATTGTCGAACGAGAGACACCGAACGGTGTAGTCAGTCCAGATTTTGAGCTTTTCTTAACTACACACTATAGCGAAGTCTTACTATACAAAAACTTCGAGAAGCTGCTTGAGTTGGCAAAGCACTATGGATTGAAGACATTTGTTCTCAGTAATGGAATCAATGTGACGCCCGAAAAACTTGATATTATCAATAAATATACTCCATCGGTAATTCAAGAACTTGCTTTAAATATACCTGCCTTTGAAAGCGCAAAGCTTTGGTCAAAAAGATCAGGATTTCCTGAGAAACGCTTCGATGAAATGATGGCAAACCTTCAAAACTTGCATGATCATCCAGTGACTCGTAAGTTACAAGGAAGAGTAAAGCTGATTGTTAACGGTGTGAATGAACTGTCGTTTAAAACAGGATCTCTCAAGAAAGGTCCTAAATTTGAAGAGCTTGACATCGATCTCGATCTTTTTACAGGCGAGCATCAGAGGCAAGTAGATATTGCGACTAAGTTATTTCCTAAATTTGACATCGAAAAGTCTGAACTTATCGATCGTACTGGACTCATTGGTCAGTATATTACTGAAGAAGAATATATGAAAGATCGTATGAAGAATCGTACGGTCGTCGGTTGTAATAATTGGGGCGATCGAAACTACGAGTGGTTAAGTGTTAATTCAAACGGAGATGCCATTCTTTGTTGTAATGATTATAACTTTGATTATATCTTTGGTAATATTCTCGAACAAGAACTCGATGAAATGTGGTACAGTGAGAAGCATGTCGAAACTATCGACAGAGCCTATAACAACATTTGTACAAAGTGCAGCGCATCAGTCACGAAATAGTATAAATAATCGTATGGGTTACGATACTATATTCAAAATTATTGGTGACGTCGGATTCCCCATCGCAGCAGCATTGCTCGGTGGGGTTTTCGTTTATTTTGTTATCAACTATATCCTTGAGAGTGTTGTAAAAGCAATCAAGGGTATGCAGGGTATTATCATGGGGCTTGACAATCGAGTCAAGACAATGAATCATGATATCATCCGTGTTGATGCTATAGTCAGTTCAGCTCTCGGTCTTCAACCAGACCTTGACAGAATTGCCCGAGCAGACGGAAAGAACGATGCTCGGAAAGACTAATGGATCCAGAACTGCTCGCAGAGCTTATAAAACAATACGGTTTTCCAATTGTCGCGTCTGTGGGAATGGGATATTTTGTTTGGTTCATTTATAAGTTTGTCACAGACAAATTAATGCCATTGATTGGCGAAACTAACGGTATTTTAATTGCACTAATTGATCGTGTCCGCATGTTGGACAACGATCTCATTAGACTTCAGCAGAAGGTGAGTGTTGTTTTACAGATTAAGGATCCTCATAATGACAATTAATTTAAAAATTGAAATCCTTAAAGTATTCTGTCTTGAATTTGGGTTTTCTTCTGAAAAGAAAGAGGAAAAAGATGTTCAAGAAAATATTGATTTGCTCGATATTCTTCAGCAGCCCAGCGGCAGCTGATCCGCTCGTACAACAGTTTAAAAGTCCATCCTTTAATGGATATGGATGGTCGTCACATGCGCAATCAATCGATGCACAAGAACGTTCTCGTGAACAAGCAATCAAAGATGCCGAAGCCTCAAAGATTGCTCTTGCAAGAGCTGAAGCTTCGAACACGCCGCTTGCAAAATTTATGGCACTATTCACCTCTCAGGTATATGCTCAGCTAGCCACACAGTTGTCAAACAATCTGTTTGCAGAAGGTTCGGCGCAACAAGGCATGTTTAATCTTGATGGTAATACGATTAGCTATGTAAAGACTGGCACATCGGTGACGTTGACAGTTGTCGACAAATTTGGTAATACGACAGTTGTGACTGTTCCTATTGCAACATTTGCATTTTAAGGAGAAGTTATGAAAAAGCTTTTATTACTTCCATTACTTCTTATTACGACTGCTTGCGCCGGAGGAGTGCATCCTCATCTCAATCAGTCATATCTTGCAAGAGAAGATGCTGAAGTAGAAAGATTTGCAAATCCTAAGTTGTTTAGAACTCTGCCAGAACTTGATGGTCAGGTAATTCCGATTGCCATCTACTCGTTCACAGATAGAACAGGGCAACGCAAACCTTCTGCTACTCAAGCCAGCTTCTCGACAGCTGTCACACAAGGCGCAGATGCTTATGTTATCAAAACGTTGGCAGATGCTGGTGATGGCAAATGGTTTAAACCAGTAGAGCGTGTAGGCATTGATTCACTGATTAAAGAACGTCAACTCGTAAGACAGATGAGAGAGCAACAACTCGGAGAAGGGGCTGAACCACTTCCTCCTTTGATGGTTGCAGGTATCATCCTTGAAGGTGGTATTATTGATTATAGTTCAAATACCAAAACTGGTGGTAACGGTGCAAGATTCCTTGGAATTGGTCCTTATCAACAGTATTCGGAAGATCAAGTTACTATTAGTATGCGACTCGTCTCAGTGCAAACAGGAGAAGTCCTAACATCTGTGACTGTTGAGAAAAATCTACTCTCTACATCCGAGGGAATTACAGCATTTAAGTTTTTCGATATGGGAACAAAGGCTTTTGAATTCGATGGGCAACAAACATCAAATGAAGCCGGTAGTTATGCGATCCGTTCAGCCATAGAAACGGCCGTCGTTGAATTAATTAAGGATGGTGAACGTAAAGGTCTATGGAGATTTAAGCAAAAGGAAACAACAAATGAAGGTAATTAAATCTTTATTGGTTGGAGCTGCTCTTCTTTATGGAACATCAGTGACTGCACAAACAGTGCTACCGACAGCACCAACTCCACCAGCAATTGTAACTACATCACCAAATGAGGTGACTGCAGCTGCAGTAGCTACAACAAACAAAGTATATATCGATCAAGAAGGCGGCAATGTAGATGTTAACGTTGTTCAAACTGGTACTGCTAATATCATTGGCGACAATGATGATCCTATCTATTTACGAGGTGATAATCAAAGTGTCATCGCTATTCAAACCGGTAACGGAAACCAACTCTACATGGGCTTGGTCTCCGCTACAGGAGCACAAGGAATCGCAGCAGTAACAGTTCGTCAAATCGGCAATCTCAACACTGCAGACATCCGTTGTGGCACGCTGCAATCTGATGCTATCTGTAACCAGTTTGACCTAAATGCCAGATTTACAGGCGATTCAAACTCGCTCGTATTTCATGGTTCAGGCGAAAACATTCGTAACTCGATGGATATCACTGGTGATAACAATGCATTCAACATCGATGCACTCTCACCTAACGCAACTCAAACCATTCTCGTGACTGGTGATTACAATGACTTCGACGTGACACAGACAGGTCTCGGTGGAACATTCGGCCATTCACTGTATGTGAACCTTACAGGTACACTGAACACCATTACAACCCAACAGTACGGAGCTTCTGAAACCGTAATCAATATTAACTCGGCGGGTTCAAATGGTACGTTTAATATTAAAACTGGTCATTAATGCACTCTTTCTGATATCGGTTCCCGCCTTTGCAGGTGTGGGATCGATATCAGAATTTCAGGGTGGAGGTTCCGTAAAGCGTGGTGCAAAGGTTGCGCCTGCTGCTAAAGGCTCGAGTATCGAGAAGAACGATACCGTATCGACCAATTCTCAAGGTAGATTTAAGATTCGATTCGTCGATGCCACCATGGTGAACATCACACAAAATTCAAGGTTGGTCATCGACGATTTCGTGTATGATGGAAACAATAAGAGTAAAGGCAAGATTGGACTGAAACTCGCTTTAGGAACGGCGAGATATACTTCTGGTGCGATTGCAAAGGGAAATTCAAAAGGTGTTGGTATACGTACACCGACTGCAACGATTGCTGTAAGAGGCACAGACTTTGTCATGTCTGTCGACGAAGCAGGTAGATCAACAGTTGTTTTGGTTCCTGAATGTTATAACGATAAAGATATTACAAAGCTCAACTTCGAATGTCCTTCAGGAGCTATCGATGTCATCACTGCTGCAGGCATCGTCACTCTGACTCAGCCATTCCAAGCAACGATGGTCGAGAATTCTTATGCGCCTCCTGCGCCTCCTGTCGTCATTAATCCTTCAATGAAGGGTATGGACAACAATATTCAGATCTCTCCTCTCGAAACGGATGACGGTCAATCACTCATCACTGCTGCTCGAGACGCGCTGAAGAAGTTTGTCAATCCTGCAAAGGCGGCATCTGACGACAATCAAGATCCAAATACTGGAGGAGATGGCGTAGAAGAAGTTGCAGTGGCGACTCTTCGTTTGCCTACTCAAAACGAACTTCAAGACATTTATGCAGAGTATAACTCTGGAGAGAGACCGACTGAAACTGTCTACACGAACGTATCTCCTATCTTTAAAAAACAAATGCAAGTCGGATGGGTATACTCAAGAATTTCAGAAGATAAAAATCAAGTTGTCGTAATATGGTTACCAAAAGATACTGAAATTCAACTGGTTTCATCTCATAACGGTATTGTCGACGCATACAATTTTATGGATGATAAATGGACCACGACAGGCACAGGTAGACCACAAGGAAATATCACCGTGATACAAGAGTCAGGTGCAAGATGATGAGATGGATCTTCACACTACTACTGTTAACGTTCAGCGTGCAGTTAAATGCCCAGACTCCTTCAAACTATGGTTTCGAAGATGGAAATTATTCCGGTTGGACCGTGTCGAATGGCTCTACTGCACTTCGTACGTCATGGAGTGACAGTGGCAACGGTGTACAAGTGACAACTGGCATGCAAAATTATTGCCCTGGAGATGGTAAGTGTTGGACGATTACTCCGTATGGATCGTACATGCTATCGGTTCAGGCAGGAGGAAGTTCTCCTCAATTTAACGCCGCGATGACGACTCTTGGTCTTAGCGCTTCAAATATCACTTCTATTCGTAATACGATCTATTCAAACGGATCGATGTATCCTACAAACGCTTCTTCGGTCAGTCGAACAGTATTTTTACAAACAGGAATTACATACTCGTTTGGTTGGCAGTATCTGTCGACAGACTATGTTCCGTATAACGATGGCTCTTTGATCACGTTAACTGGTGGACCAGGAACGCCAACTCTCAATGGTCAAACACAAAACTTTGCGCTATTAGGCTTTACAAATCCTGGAACAGGTAACTACTCTACCAATTCTTATGGTGCAACTGGATGGCAAGTTGCTGTATTCACGGTTCCAGCAGATGGCAACTATATGCTTGGCTTCTCATCGTTCAACCTCGGTGATACTGCACTTTCTCCTATCTTGTTCATCGATCAGTTGCAAGGAACTACGGCGTTGAATGGTACTACGTTTGCTCCTGTTGCTCCGAACGAAGGATCTTCTGCACCGACTGCACCACCTCCACCTCCTGCAGAACCAACATATCCAACTACATCGATTGCCACCAATCAAACTATCAAGCTCGGTCAGACGAATGCCATTACGAGCAACTCGATTTACATTCAGAACATCGGCGATAACAATACCGTTAACATCGAACAGTTCTCAAAGTTTAATGCTATCAGAGGAGTAAATGGTTCTCAAGCCATGTTGATTAATGGTAGCAACAACTCTATCACTATCAATCAAGGTACTGCGATCGCAGTTCTTGGAAACAATCTTGCCGAAGTGTCTGTGACAGGGAGCAATAATACCGTGTCTCTGACTCAGCAATATAATGGCAAGTATGCAGAGCTAGTAATGAATGGAACAGGAAATCAACTGACTGCTCAACAAAAAGATACTGGTGGAAAGTCTGCGTTCTTCAACATCTTAGGTAACTCAAATGTTGTGACAACTCTTCAGCAAGGAACTGGTAATCATTTCCTTGATATCAGCGCTCCGTATGGCGGATTGAATGCAAACATCACTCAATCTGGTGATGCACAGAAGCTGTTTAAACTAGTAATAAATAATCCTGGAATTGGAGTCACTGTATCGCAAACTGCTGCGAGCGTTACTGACTCAGTCTTAATGTCAATCACTTGTGTCACTGGGCCTTGCACCGGATACAGTTATATAAAGAATTAATCATGATTATTTGTGTACACGACAATGGAAATTTAAATGTTTTGTCTATGCCTAAATGCGGACACACTGCGATGTGGGAATATTTCGATCTACTGCATATACGACAATCGAGGACGTTTGCGGATTGGTTAAAATCCAATTCTCCAAAAGTAGTAGTGTTACGACATCCTGCAGAGCGAATGCATTCTGCTATTACATTTTGTAACGAAATGTGGGACACGCGGAGTATAGAATATAAAAAAACAGGGAAATGTTTTGACTTTCCGGAAATAGAACAATGGGTCAACCTCAATAGCACTGATCGCAGGCGGTCAATAGATGAGTTTATTTTTAATCAACACTGTCGGCCGTATATGCATATTATAAAAAATAGAGATTTTAGAATTATAAAATTTGAAGATTTGTCTCAATATGTTCCAAAGATATTGCCGGGAGGTATTGACACAAATACTACAAATAAAAATATAGATCCTTTTCCAAAGAATAGATACTTTAAACGGGAAGATATGTTAAGAGAGATTGAATTGTACGAGAGTTTTTTAGTAAATAGAGAAGTTATAACGCCTGAAGAATGGAAAGCGTTGACATGATGAAAAAGATTCTATTGAGCCCATGGCTTGCTCTCTTTACATTTGCACTATTACTTACTTTTAAATTACAAGATCCGTACTTAGTTGAAGCGACTCGTCTTAAATTTTATGACTACATCATGCTTGATAAAGCAAAGCAATCTGAGCAGATTGTAGTCATAAATTTAGGGGAGAAATCAATTGAAAAATATGGTCAGTGGCCCTTCCCGCGCGAAGTCCACGCTAAAATCCTTGATGAAATCTATAGCAGAAGGGCTGCTCTTGTTGGCAGCACTATACTTATGCTCGAGCCTGATCGCATGGGCACTGATAGTGCTCTTGCAGATACCTTAAACAAATATCCAGTCGTTCTCAGTCAGACTGTAAGCGACTCTTGTTCTCGGGTAAGTACGACAATTCGGAAAACAGGCGTTGCCGTAATCGGCGATGGAGAAGCAACTGAATTTCTTCCTCAATACCCATGCGTTCTAAGTAATGTCTCAATTCTTCAAGAAGCCGCAGTCGGTGTTGGGATAACGTCAACCCTACCCGAGACCGATGGGGTTGTGAGGCGAGTTCCTCTTCTATCTGAGTCATCAGGCGAATACTATCCTGCATTTGCTCTAGAGATGCTGCGTGTAGCTGCAGGAGACTCTTCGTATCAAGCCAAGATAAATCAGACTGGGGTTGAAGCATTACGAATTCCTTCTTTTGAAACAATTAAAACAGACGAATATGGAAGAGTGTTCATCAATCCGAACTATCGATTTGAGTCATACGAAATTGGTGCGGGGCCTTTGCCTGATCTGGCAGGTAAAATCGTGATTCTCGGAGTGACTGCAGCTGGATTAAGTAATCCCGTAGCGACTCCGTCAGGTGCGCAGTATCCCCATCAGCTCCAGGCGAGTATTCTTGAGACTCTGATAATTGGTGATTCTGTTTCAATTCCGAATTGGACTCAGCTTGTAGATTTGGCTGCTCTACTTGTTTTGGCTCTGTCATTAATCATGATCTCTCGATTAAAATATTCTATTGTCTGGATAGCTTTGATTCTAGGTGGATACCTTTACTTACCTATATATTTATTCGCGAGTAAAGGAATCTTGTTAGACGTGACGTTTAACGTGATGGCCATCGCGATTATCTATATGCATATTTATACCGTAAAGTTTATTAGCGAGTTCATGCAGAAGCAACAAATTAAGAAACAGTTCGGAACATATCTGAGTCCAGATTTGGTTGCGAGATTGCAAAGACAACCAGAACTTTTGAAACTCGGTGGAGAATCAAGAGAGCTTTCGATTATGTTCACTGACGTTCGAGGATTTACTACAATCTCTGAGCACTACGGAGAAGATGTCCAAGGTTTGACTTCAATTATGAATCGTTATATGACTGTCATGACAAAAGCGATTTTGGAAAATAACGGGACATTAGATAAGTATATTGGTGATGCACAGATGGCATTCTGGAATGCTCCACTCGATAATAATAAACATGCTTTGGATGCCGTTCGAACTGCTTTTCAGATGCTCAAAGACTTGGAGATATTTAATGAAGAAGTTAAAAGCGAAGGCATACCCGCTTTTGGGATGGGTCTTGGTATTAACACTGCCACTGTGGTTGTTGGCAATATGGGCAGTACTCAGCGTTTTGACTATACTTGCTTGGGGGATGGCGTTAATTTGGCTGCTCGTTTGGAAGGTCAATCCAAGCCTTATGGGGTCAAACTTGTCGTCGGGCCACAAACTGCCGAATTGGTTAGGGATGTATACCAAGTAGTTGAGCTTGATCTCATTGCTGTGAAAGGCAAGACAGAGCCTGCTCGCATCTATACCATTTTTGATGTTGCTGATGGCGCAGGAGAACTCCTACATAAGAAGTTTCTCGATCTCTATCGTCAAGGAAAATGGGACGCAGCTCTTAATCTGATAAAAGATCTCAAGCGTTGTTGGAACGAAGAGCTCAATGCCTACTACAAAATGATGGAAGAACGCATTCAGGATCTGAAGTTTGAAGAACCGTGGGAATGGGACGGAATTTATAGAGCTACAAGTAAGTGAGGTAATATGATTAATGATACGATGATGGCTTCTTATCAAGCCGAATTTAAAAAAAACGGTTTTGTTAAAATTAAAAACGTTCTTTCTCCCGAGATCATAGAACTCTATAAATCTTTTATCGATATTTCTCATCTTATCGATATGAGAAAGATAGAAACCGGAACATATTTGGCTGGAAACATTCAGTCTGTCGCTGAAAATGTTCTCGATAGTAGCATACTCTTATACTGTAAACATATCATAGAAAAGATATGGGAAATCGATGATTTAGTTCCATCATATGCTTACTCTCGGGAATATTTCCCTGGAGCTGAGCTAAAAAATCATCGAGATCGAGAAGCGTGTCAATATTCTGTCACTCTTACAATGTGTAAGAGAGGAGAAGGAAACACTCCTTTATGGTTTAGTGATTCAGATGATAAGAGCAATCCGATACCAGTTGACCTCGACGAAGGCGACGCTATTATTTTTAACGGCGGATCAAACTATGGAGGCAAGTGGCACTGGAGAGATCCTCTCGAGATCGATTCATTAGTTCAATTGTTTCTTCATTATGTCCATCCAGACACACCGCACCTCGCAGACAATAACTATCCTCGGCCTTTTTATCGTTCACGCTGATTTTTAGCATGTACATTTTATCAAAAGCTTGGTAAGGTGGACCTATAATGATGAGGAACGAAAACATGAATATCACGATCACCGGCATGATTGGTAAGCGTAAAGAAAAAGCCCTCCTGAAGGAAGCCGCAGAGTTTTTTGCCGATCAGTTGATGGATCCTCGCATGGTTCGCAACCTCACCCTCGACATCGAAGTTTACAACAATCTTGATGTTGAAGGCGAATGTGTCGACGAAGATGGTTTTCGCAATCCTCGGTGGTTCACCATCGGCCTGAAAGGTGACCAAGACATTGGTACAATGATCAAAACTCTTGGCCATGAAATGGTGCATGTCAAGCAGCATGCCAAGAACGAACTTCAAACTGGCCATGCAATTGCCGCACGTGGCGGCCTCAAAATCTACAGCAAGTGGATGGGCGAAGTTTGGAAAGCAAAACGTAAAGAAGATGACTACTTTGACTCTCCATGGGAGATCGAAGCATATGGCCGCGAAGTTGGCCTTTATGCAAAATGGGTTCAATATAAAGGAAATTGATATGAAGATTGTTAAAGATATTTTTGATCGTGTATTTAGTTTTGCCGGTATGGTAGGTTTACTGGTTTTATTGACTGGCTGGTTTCTTGGATCGGCTATCATTAATGAAAACGAAGAACGCGCGCTGAATAAAGCTACTATTAAGGCTTGTTACGATGGAGGCCTAATTAAGGTCGACACTGATGCAGGTTCTTATTGCGTTGCTCCTGCTAATCTTGTAAGGGTTGAAGTAAAATGAGTTTTTGGTTGATTGTTTATTTGTTCACCTCTGAAGGCGAATTTATTGCAAAAGATGTCTACGAGACGGGTAATCAGGAACAGTGTGCTCAGTTTGCAGGTGAAGTGACTCGCACCATTATTAATAGTCAACTCCAAGCACAGTTTCATTGTGTAAGTGATGACCACTACATGGGTCGCAAACAGGACGAAGGTGTCGATTATGACTAATCATCCTCGTCAGCGCGCAATGTGGGATGGACTCACTGGATCAGGTTGTCTTGGTATTATTCTTTTGCTTGCTATGATAACTGTAATTGGAGTTTTGTTTGAATGACTGAACTTGAAACACTGTTAAAGAATCATGACTGGTCTCTTGCAGGATATGTGACTCGACCTGCTGTGGATCAAGCGATGCGACTATCGCCCGGTCCAGAGTCTCTTACATTGTGGGAAAAGTATTGCCCATGGAGTGATACCAACGGTGGCCATGACTGAGCGCGTAGGCATCGTAGCAAGTTGTTTTGATTTGTTTCATGCAGGTCACATTCTGATGTTGACTGAGGCAAAAGAAAACTGTGACCGCTTGGTCGTAGCTTTACAATCAGATCCTACAATCGATCGACCTGAGAAAAACAAACCAGTTCAGGCTTTGTCCGAGCGATTTATTCAGGTTAATGCCTGCAAATATGTGGATCAGATCATTCCATATGATACAGAAGCTGATCTGCTAAACCTACTGTCAGGTTATGATTGGGATATTCGATTCCTTGGATCTGATTATTCTGGTCGGACAGATTTCACAGGATCTGATTTGTATATTCCAATTCACTACTGCTCGCGTAGGCACAACTATAGCTCATCGGGTTTGCGTGAACGTATTGTTAAATCGGAGAAAAAGAAGTGAGTAAATGGGCAGCACGATTCCTCGATCTTGCTGATCATGTCGCGACATGGTCAAAGGATCCTCGGACACAAGTAGGCTGCGTTATTGTAGATAAGCACAATCGTATCGTCTCTCTTGGTTTCAATGGCTTTCCTCGTGGTGTGAAAGATCTTGCAGAGAGATACAATGATAGGCCTACGAAGCACCTGTTCGTAGCTCATGCCGAAAGAAATGCGCTTGATAATGCTCCGCTGTCTGTTGAAGGTTGTACGCTTTATAGTCCTCTTTTACCTTGCAGCGAATGTGCGAAAAGTATCATTCAAAAAGGAATTACGAAAGTAGTATCGTATGAACCAGATGAAGACGTTGAACATTTTCATTGGCACATCACAAAAATGATGTTTCAAGAAGCAGGTGTTCAACTTTATCTGATAAATAAAACCGTCACGCCTACTGGGTGACATAACTAAACTCGCTTAATAGGAGAATGAGTATGTTTAATAATATCAAGGATTTCGATCGCTTTTTTGTAGGCTTCGATCCAATCGTAAAGAGAATGTCAGAAGCTGCAGAGCAGACTGTAAAGGCAGCTCAAAACTATCCCCCATACAATATCAAGAAGATTGATGAGAACAAGTATCTTATCGAGATGGCTGTTGCTGGTTTCGGTAAGCAAGATCTTGAGATAGAACTTGCTGAAGATAAGCTAATCATCAAAGGCAATGTTCAGTCTGGCGAACCTGCAGAGCAGGATTCGAAAGGCGAGTGGACTTGGCCAGCATTCCTGTATCAAGGACTTGCGAATCGCCCGTTTACTCGCACGTTCAATCTCGCAGATAATGTAGAGATTCGTAACGCATCTCTTCTGAATGGTATTTTAAAGATTGCTCTCGAAGCTATTATTCCTGAGCATAAGAAGCCAAAGAAGATCCACATTCAGGATCCTGACGAAGAGTATCCGTCACAAGCTGCTGAATTCTTGGCAGAAGGTAAAACGAAGTAAAAAAGATGGGGAGCGAAAGCTCCCCATCAACTTATCCCCAATTGGCGTATTGTTTTGTTTTCTTTAAACGATCGTCAAGACCATGTGTACCGCCATTCACTCGCTTTGTAATCTGAGTGATGATAGCATCCGATACACCTTTGTCTGCAATTGCAAGCAATCCATTTTTACGGAAGAACCATAATGCAGACTCAAAAGCCAACTCACCAACCACAAGATCAGGATTCGTTAAGACGTCAGGTCGTTTTACGTCAGCGGCAAAGGCTGTATAGTTGTCTTTCCCGGTCAGTTGAATCGGGCCTCGACCACGATACTTCCAACCATCTCCAGAGGCTTCTGAACCGTTCCCCATCCGATTAGCATACACTTTGTTTGCAATCTTTTCTGGTTTACGTGCATAACCTGCAGTCGAAGCGATCGTAGGAAAATACTTCTTGAAGATTCCGTTGAGTCCCTTATCAGAATAGTTCAGGTTCTCAGAGAACACCTTAAACCCACCTGACTCATGCGCGCACTGACCAAAGAAGTGTGCAGCCTGAGTATTCGATAGTTTGAAATAATCTCTGGCGGTCACATAAGTTCCTGGTCCCCATTTACCGTCGGCAGTAATGCCGCATTTCGTTTGGAGAGCAGCTAATGGACCAAGACCAGATACTTTTGAAGGAGCAGCCGGAGACGACTGAGGAGGCGCTTGCTTTGGCGCTGTGGCGATTGAAGGAGCCCCAGCTGCCTTTGTCGTCGATGGATCAAAGTCAGCGACCGTTGTATAGACGGTACCGCCTGCCTTCGACTTCGAAGCAATCATACGCATCTTACGATTACCGCCAGCTTTCTTGATCGAAGCGTGAACCCAACCAGAATTCTTATCACCCTTGGTGTAAAACTCGAGAATGATTTGGTCAAACTCGAGATTGTCACCGATCCAATCGGCAACAGTTTTGTTGTCAATACCAGGAATTTCGAAGTCGATCGCTTGGCCGTTGACGTGTTGTGATGTCTTCGATCCGCCAACTGCCTTGTTCACCAACGGTGCA